TGAAATCGGTCGTCTATACGACGTAGTATTCATCGAAACAACACAGGTTAAGAAGTTGTCAGTTAACGCTGCATACACAACTTCAACATCTGTTGGTGTTCCAGCAGACCAAGGAGTTGTGCCTGTTAAGGCTAACACTGCTCCAGGTTCAGGTGGAAACCCAGAGTCTGCAGATTTCACTGCAGAAAAGGGTTACCTAACATCAGCAACTGGTAACGGTGCTGAAGTTTACGAATCAATCATGATTGGTGACAACGCATTTGGTCACGCAATCTCACTCCCAGTTGAACTCCGTGACGGTGGCGTTCTCGACTTCGGTCGTGAGCACGCTCTTGCATGGTACGCAATCTGGGGTCTCGGTGTTATCACCGACCAGGCTATCGTCAAGGTTTACACAAACTAAGACACTGATGTTGTTTGGGGGTCCTACTCCTTCCTGGACCCCCAAACACATCACAATTAAACAAACTATTTTAGGAGAACTATTACCGTGGCAAATAAACCAACAAGTCCGCTAGACGCAACTGGTCTAGCAGCAGAAAAAGCAGCAAAGGCAAATCAGGAAGCACTACGCAAGCGTAAAGATGAAATTTCTATCGCAGCGCAGATTGAGGCAGAGAGTCTCGAAAACGATGTGTTTGACCCAAAGCATCCAGAGGCTCCACTTGTACTAGATGAAATTGAAGATGTCGGAGTTAGTGTTGCAGGTGACATGGTTGTCATCCGTACTATCACTGATGTTGAAGAAATGACTTACGGAGTTGGAAATAACTTCACCTTTAAGGCTGGAGTTAAGTACCGTGTTCCATCAGGTCTTGCAACTTATCTAGAACAACTTGGTTACATTTGGCGTCCTAACTAAACAGTTAGCACGTCGCAAGTAGTCCGACCCTCATCTGGTTCCCGCCCTCCTCCCAGATGGGGGTTGGACCTTTTTCAGAACGATAGTTGTGAGATTATTGTTCATAATTTTACGGAGGTTACGTGGCTAATCTAACCAGTCTTTCAGAACGACTACGTTCGGAACTTGGTGACACTGGAAAGTCATTTGTTCATCAGTTCATTGCTGACGGAACCACAAACCGTTTCTTACTTCCTTACTCTCCTGTAGACGCCATCAATATGATTATCACCCTTGATGGAACAGATATCTCTACCACAGTAGATGTTGAAGAAACCACTGGGTATATGACATTTGATGAAGTGCCAGAAACAGGCGCTGTAGTCGTAGCAGCAGGAACTTACTTTAAGTATTTTACAGTTACTGAAATTGAACAGTTTGTTTGCACAGCGTTTGACCAGCACACTGCTAACCACGCTGACACATACGGAAGAGCAATTCTTTTGGATACTCTTCCAGGGCTTGAAGAATACCCAGTAATAACTTATGCATCTACCTTGGCTCTTTACACCTTAGCCACAGATGCTTCTTTTGACATTGACATTACTGCTCCTGATGGAGTTCAGATTCCTCGCTCTGAACGCTACCGCCAGTTAATGCAGATGATTGAAGTTCGTAAACAACAGTACCGTGAACTATGTTCACAGTTGGGTATTGGTCTTTACAGGATAGACGTGTTCTCCTTGCGCCGTATTTCAAAAACTACAAATCGTTATGTACCAATCTATCTCCCACTAGAAGTTAATGACCGTTCTATGCCTCAACGTGTAATCTTGCCAATCCCAAGTTACGGAAGCGCTATTGCTCCATCATCAGTTCCTACAAAAGACTTAACGATGTATGAAGGCGATAGTTTTGTGGCGATTCTTGATTTCCCTGATTCATTTGACGTAACTGAGTACACTTGGGAATCAAGCATTTCTAACCAAATTGGAAGCGCTGTATCTATTGTTGACTTTACAATTGAAAACGTTACTGGCGCAACCGACCAACTACAGATTTCGTTAACATCAGAGCAAACAGACTTACTTCCAGAAAAATGTTTTTGGGATATTCAAGGCACATTAATTGCTGACACATCACAGGTACAGACTTATATGCGTGGAACAGTTATCACTACAAGGCAGGTGACTCAATGACAAGACCAGGTAGTGCACACGTATCAGGCTGCACATGCGGTACTTGCTCAAGTAGTGGGGTAATTCAAATTGTTGTACCAGGAACTGGTGGCGTACAAGGACTTCAAGGCGTACAAGGTAGAACTGGTGTACAAGGTGCTCGTGGATTACAGGGAACCACAGGAGCCCAAGGAGTTCAGGGTGTTCAAGGACGTCAAGGTACGACTGGAACTGGTACCCAAGGCGCTACTGGTACACAAGGCGCTACTGGAACAGGTGCTCAAGGAACAACGGGTACTCAAGGTGTTCAAGGCATTGAAGGTGGAGGAGTATCTCTCCAAGATGTTGAAGATGCTATTGCAGGAGCAGCCCTTAGTACAACAGATGATTTAACTGAAGGAACAACCAATAAGTACTACAAAGTTGACCGTGTCTCTTACCTACACACTCAAGGGGCTGCCAGCAACTCTTGGGTTATTACTCATAATTTAGGGTTCCATCCTAACGTTACGGTTGTAGACTCTGCTGGTACAATATATGAAGGCGAAATTGCGTACACTAATACGAACTCACTTACGGTCTCCTTTTCAGCATCATTCAGCGGTAAAGCATATTTATCTTAAGGAGATAAACCACTATGGCACGTAAGTTTCTAACACCGATTGACCTCAATAAACTTGAGTTGCAAAATGCACGTATTCAAAACCTTGCGTCTGCTCCCGCTGACCCAGTCGTTGGTCAGTTTTACTACGACACAGTTCTTAACTACGTCCGTACGTGGACTGGCACTGAGTGGATTAATGCACTTCAGGGTGTAAACGGTGCACAGGGTACGACAGGTACGCAAGGCACAACAGGAACTCAGGGTACAACAGGAACTCAAGGTACTGATGGTGCACAAGGAACTACTGGTGCACAAGGAACTACTGGTACACAGGGTGAAACGGGTACGCAAGGAGAAACTGGTACTCAAGGCACACAAGGTACTCAAGGAACTCAGGGAGTTCAAGGTACTCAAGGTAACGAAGGTACAGATGCACTTTGGAACTTTACTGGCGCTTACGGCGGAGGAACATCCTACGCAGTTGGCGATGTAGCAACCTACGCAGGGCAGACTTGGTACCGTATTGATGCTCATGGTGGCAACGTTGGAGACACTCCTTCTGAGGGAACATACTGGACGTTAATTGCTGCACAAGGAACTCAAGGTATTCAGGGAACTCAAGGAGAGCAGGGAACTCAGGGAACCCAAGGTACACAGGGAGAGCAGGGAACTCAGGGAACCCAAGGTGTACAGGGTGAAACTGGAACCCAGGGAGTTCAAGGAGAAACTGGAACCCAGGGTGTACAAGGAGAGACAGGTACGCAGGGTATTCAAGGTGAACTTGGTACTCAAGGTGCTGAAGGTTCATTTGGTGGTATCACCGTTATTTACAACTATGACGACACAACCACAATGTCAGACCCAGGTGATAACTTTGCTCGTTTAAACAGTGGTACAACATCATCAGTTACACATATTGCACTTGATGACAATCCTTCTGATGGAAATTATGACGTTTCTAACTTTTTACAGACAATTGATGACTCAACATCAACTATTAAGGGCCACGTAAAGGTATCAAAGAAACTTGATACTTCTGTATTTGCTCTCTACACAATTTCTGGAGTTACAGATTCAACATCCTGGTTTGATATACAGGTTTCTTACGTTTCTGGAAATGGAACATTTACTGACGGAGAAGAACTTCTCTTTACATTTGCTCGTACAGGTGATGTTGGTGCTCAAGGTGTTCAAGGTGAGCAGGGTACTCAAGGAGTACAAGGCGAACAAGGCACTCAAGGTACTCAAGGAGTACAGGGTGAGACTGGTACCCAAGGCGTACAAGGCGAGCAGGGAACACAAGGAACCCAAGGAGTTCAAGGCGAACAAGGTACCCAAGGTACCCAAGGTCTCCAAGGCTTTGACGGAACTCAAGGCGTACAGGGTATTTCAGGAACTGCAGATACCTATGCTGCAACTATCACTCCAGTAAGCCCATACACAGCAACTACATTTGCTATTACTCACGGTTTTGGCACTAAGGATGTTCTTGTAACAGTGTGGGATTCAGTAACAGACACTGAAGTAGTTACTGACGTTACAAAAACTAACACAAACACAGTAACTATTGGATTTGCTGTAGCACCTGCTTCAGGCGAAACCTATCGAGTAGTGGTAAAGCAGTAGTTCAATGAGTAAGAGAGCACTTGTACCCTTAAATGTACTAGCAGTTGGCGCCGAGCCAATCGGTAGCCATGCAGGTGACCTCTATTACAACACTGTTGAGCGAAACGTCTATGTTTTTGATGGAAGTGTTTGGATTGAAATATCCAACACTCCTGCCTCTGAAATCCTAGATGGAGGAAATGAAAACGCAGGAAGTGACACAGTTACAGCAACTTTGGATGGTGGAGATGAAAATGCAGGAACCGACACACCTACTAATTCCTATGACGGTGGAGGAGTAATCTGATGTCAGTAACAATTAAACTAAGACGTGGCACTGAAAATGAGTGGTTCATTAACAACCCAACTCTTGCTGCTGGTGAAGTCGGTATTGAAACCGATACACAGAAAATTAAAGTAGGTAATGGAAGCACAGCCTGGAACTCATTAGGTTATGGCGGTTTGCAAGGCCTACAAGGTATTCAAGGTACACAAGGCGGAACTGGCGCACAGGGTACAACAGGAACTCAAGGCGCTACTGGTAGCCAAGGTGATACTGGAACCCAAGGTACACAAGGGATGCAAGGCCTTCAAGGAATGCAAGGTCTTCAGGGTACCCAAGGTCCACAAGGAACCCAAGGCACAACAGGAGCCCAAGGTACAACAGGTACTCAAGGTATCGGAGGTGCTGATGGAGATAAGTACACAACTGCTGCAACTGGCTCAGTAACGCTTGCAAACAGTGGTACTGGTTCAGTAACTGTTTCTGATTTAAATGTTGACTACACAGTTGGTCAAGACATCACTCTTGCTTACGATGTTTCTAATATTCAATATGCAACTGTATCGGCGTACAACTCTGGTACTGGCGTACTTGATTTCGTTAAAACTAAACACATTGGTTCAGGAGCATACTCTGCATGGTCAGTAAACCTTGCTGGTGCTGTAGGTATTGCAGGGGCACAAGGTACTACTGGTGCTCAAGGTGAAACTGGAGCAACAGGTGCTCAAGGCACAACTGGAACTCAAGGAGAGACTGGAACTCAGGGCGCTACTGGTACGCAAGGTACAACTGGCGCTCAGGGAACAACAGGAGCGCAAGGTACGACAGGTGCGGGTACACAGGGCGCCACAGGTACTCAGGGAACCACAGGAGCCCAAGGTACAACTGGCGCTACAGGTTCATACGGTAACTCTGCTGCTCTTGCTGCTGCTATCTCAGATGAGACAGGAACAGGTGTAGTTGTATTTGGTACTGGACCAACAATTTCTAACATTACTCTGACAGGAACTCTTACTGCAGGTGCTGCTGTAGGAACAAGTGGTCAAGTTCTTGTATCAACTGGTTCTGGAATTCAATGGTCTACGCCTGCGGCTGGTGCTGCCTTCTCTGAGTTTATGCTGATTGGTGCCTAACTACCGCTAGACTCGCCCCATGAACTTGGTGCAAAAATCGGTACAACAGGGCGGCAAACTAAGACCCTTAATCATTCCTGCTGAAGCCACTGGTGGAACTGGGTTAATGAACCCATCTCCATTCTTAGACGATGATGGTGAATTGCTCTTAATTCTGCGCCACATCAACTACACGCTTTATCACTCCGAGAACGACCAACGCTTCCCAAGTGTGTGGGGGCCATTGTCGTATCTGCATCCTGAAAAAGACCAACGTCTTGTAACACAAAATTTCTTATGCCGTCTTGATGATGACTACAACATTGTTAACTACACACTTATTGATACAACAGAACTAGATGTAAAACCTATCTGGACATTTGTTGGTATGGAAGATGCACGACTAGTTAAGTGGGACGGTAAGTATTACGGCACTGGTGTGCGTCGTGACACTACGACCAACGGTGTAGGGCGTATGGAACTGCAGGAACTAGAAATTGATAAAGAAAATTGGACTGCTAAAGAAGTCTCTCGTGTCCGTATCGAAGCGCCAATCAACAAAGAGTCATACTGCGAAAAAAACTGGATGCCTGTTCTTGATAAGCCATTTCATTACATCAAATGGACCTCTCCCACAGAACTTGTAGAAGCCTATCCCGCAACAAAAAAATCTAAGCAAGTCAATGTAGTCAATGGTATTCAGGCTCCTGCAGACCAGCGTGGTGGTTCTCAGGTACTACAGTGGGGTGAGTACTACATCGCTATCACACACGAGGTTGTTCTCTTTAAGAATTACTTAAAACAGAAGAATGGCACTTATCGTCACCGCCTATGTGTATGGGATAAAGACTTTAAACTCATTGGTTTATCACCTGAGTCATGGTCATTTCTTGATGGACAGATTGAGTTTGTATGCGGTGCTGCGGTAGTTAAAGACAACCTTGTTATTGGTTTTGGGTTTCAAGATAACGCTGCATTTGTACTAGAAGTACCAAATGATTTGGTAAACAAAATGGTTGAGGAGGCGCTTTCTTATGGCACAGTATGAGGTTATTGACGATTTAATTGTTAAGTTTTCGCACGACCCATTTAACCCGTGGATTAGTTTACGACTTGCTGTCGAGTATGAGCGTGCAGGACAGACAGCATCTGCTGTTTCCTTCTACCTACGTACTGCAGAGTACGGTTACTACACACACGGAGAGCACGTTTACGCATCACTGCTTAAGGCTGCACATTGTTTTGAAAACCAAACAGGTAGAGAAACAACTGTTCGCAACTTGATGGAGAAAGCAATTGCATACAGCCCTAAGCGTCCAGAGGCATGGTTTCTCTTGGCTCGTTGGTATGAGCGCAATAAGAAATGGCAAGAGGCTTACACCGCTGCTGAAGTTGGAATTAAAAACTTGCCATCAATCTTTTTCCCACTACCAGTAGATGTTGATTACGCAGGAGACTTTGTTCTTCCATTTGAAAAGGCTGTTGCTGCTTGGTGGGTAGGGCGTCAAGATGAGAGCGAAAAGATATTCCGCACATTGCTACAGCAACATCTTCCAGATAATTACCGCAATGCAATTAAGTCAAATATGGATAGACTCAATAT